GACTGGGATAAGTTGCTAAAGTTTTACCAAGCGATTGAGTCTGGCGGTGAGCTGGACTCGGATTGTGACGTAACCATTCTTGAACTTAGACATGATGGAATCTGGATCTATGAGGGTTGCATCATCCCTGCGCGAATCAAGAATGATTTTTGGGCCGTTGGAACTGGGGCCGGGTACGCCATAGCTGCAATGCACTTAGGGCTTACCCCAACTGAGGCGGTAGGAATAGCATGCCAATACGACACCAGCTCTAACACTCCGATTGATTCTTTGAAACTTGGGGGTACGCGTGGCGCCAAACCAAAAAGCAACAGATGAAGAATTTATAGCGGCGTTTAAGGAGTACGGCAGTCCGCTAAAGGTAGCCAAGGTTCTTGGCATGAGTGAGCGCAGGGCTTATGAGCGCCGCAGGGCATTGGAAAGTAAGGGAATTAGCTTACCGTCTTTTGCCGGTCCGCCCAACACACCAATTGCCAAGACGCTAATCCCAGATAACCGTCGCATCATTCAGCACAACATAGAAGACGGTGTGATTATGGTGGGCTCGGACGCGCACTACTGGCCAGACGAAATCTCTGTGGCTCACCAGGCTTTTGTTGAGGTGGCAAAGGCGCTCAAGCCAGACGCTATTGTGCTAAACGGGGACGTGTTAGACGGCGCTAGGATTAGCCGACATGACCCGCTCTACGGCACCAACCCACCAACGATTAAGCAAGAGATCGAAGCCTGCCAAGAGCGGCTTGGCGACATTGAAAAGGCGTCCAAGAACTCCACTAAGTTTTGGACCTATGGCAACCACGACGTAAGGCTGTGGCGCTACATTCAAATCAACGCGCCTGAACTCCACGGTATGCCTAGCATGGACTTGTTTGAACACTTCCCCGGCTGGCATCACGGCTGGCGGGTTGACCTAAACGAGAACGTGGTCATCAAGCACAGATGGAATAACGGGGTACACGCCGCGTATAATAACGCGCTCAAGTCTGGCCGCACCATTGTGACCGGGCATCTACATCGGCTGTGCATTGTCCCGTGGGGTGATTATAACGGGCGTCGCTGGGGGGTAGACACCGGCACACTTGCCGACCCAGCCGGCGATCAGTTTGCCTACATGGAGGAGTCGCCTACTTCTGGCTGCTCCGGCTTTGCGGTGCTGACATTCCGGGGTGGGATGCTACTGCCGCCAGAGTTGTGCGAAGTGATTGACGGCGTAGCTTACTTTAGAGGAAAGCCAATATGATTGAAACGCTACTAGGTGGGTTAATGGGCGGTGTATTTCGCATCGCACCAGAGATCTTAAAGTGGATGGACCGCAAGGGCGAGCGCGAGCATGAAATCAAGATGGTCAACGCTGAGATGGAGTTTGCCAAAGTCCGTGGTGAGATTGCCATGCGCGAGGCAGAAGCCCGCATGACCGTGGCAGAGTTGGACGCTATGACAGAGGCATTGAAAGAGCAGGGGCAGACAGCCAGAGCTGCGGGTAAGTTTGTGGCTGCGGTGTCTGCGCTGGTGCGCCCGGCTGTGACCTACTGGTTTGTGGTGCTTTACTCTGCCGTCAAGATTGCCGGCATCGCAATGGCCATTGAGGCTGGCGGTCATTGGAAAGACGTGCTTGTATCCAGTTGGACACAAGACGATCAGGCCATGCTTATGTTAGTGCTTACTTTCTGGTTTGTTGGGCGCGTATGGGAACGCAAGCAATAGCCATAGCAGCGGATCTGTGCCGGCACTTTGAGGGCTTGAGACTTAAGCCTTACATCTGCCCGGCTGGGTACGCAACAGTAGGGTATGGGTCTACGTTTTACCCAAACGGTAGGCGCGTACTCATAACCGATCCACCCATCACAAAGGAATATGCAAATGAGATCCTTGCTTACGATTTGGAAAAATTTTTGGCGGGCGTACTGGTTCAATGTCCGGTCTTATCAGGACAAACAAGACGCCTTGCCGCCATCACAGACTTCGCCTTCAACCTCGGGCTCGGTCGCCTCAAAGCGTCCACGCTCCGTAAAAAAATTAACGCCCAAGACTACGAAGGCGCGAAAGAAGAACTAGCCAAGTGGGTGCGCGGCGGTGGCCGAGTCTTGCCCGGCCTTGTCCGCAGGCGCAACGCCGAGATAGCCCTACTCTAGCCCTAACTCTCGCTTCCTCTTGGC